ATGGCCTCTCCGATACTGTCTTCACTTCTACTAATGCTGGCATCTTTACTCCTACCTATGGAGGAAAGGGGGCTAAGAAAAACCAACGTAAAAACAATAAACGGCAGGATAAGACACGGCGGAAGTTAATGGGTAAGGAGAAAAAGAGTGGTGTAGAACGTCTTGTACAGTATTTGTATGATGGTTCTCCACATATAACTAAAGGTGGTAAAATGGGTCTTGCCCCAGGACTTGACGATGATATGACAGGAAATGCGCCAACAGCCCATGCGGGGAATAATAGAACCCATGCGCCTCATGTACCGTTAGAGAATAGCTCTGACCTGAATCATAAGAGGACAAGCCGCCCATTAGAGGATGCAATGGAAGTTGCTGAAAAGAATGAGCCGCACATTAATATGGGCCTTGCAGGGGAAATGGAGGCTAGTGTTGCAGCCGCATATCCTCAAGAGGAAGACCCTTCTGTTAGTAACGGTACAACGGAACGAAAACCTGAATGGCGTAACAAGACCTATGTACAAAAATCCGTTAATGGAGTTACAACTATGATATCTCCTGATGGAAATACAGAATCTGCGGATGGGCAACACCCACAGCAGAGATTTATACAACGGACTAAAGATAATCCTAATGAATCTCCGAATGAGGATGCTGTTTTAAAGGAGAATGATATGCAACGAAAACGTAAGCAAGAGAGTAATACTGAGCCAGAGGGTTCGCAGCCAGTGGCTGGTTTGGGGCTGCAAATGTCTTCTTTCGGTATGAATACATATGAACAAGATTCATTGGCTAGAGGAGGGGAAGAAGATACAGGGCATGATGAAGAAGATATTGATGCAAAAGAAGAGGGAGAGGAAGCTGACCCTCGATTAGATGAGGACGGTAGTACATGGGTACCGATGAATTTAGATAGAACTATATCTTTAGAGTCTATGCGTAAAGCATTGGAGGATGCGGGAGACGAGGCTCCGTTGCTTACCGCATTATATAAACTTGACTACAACTAAGATTCCTGATAGTATATGCCCTAAGTGTGCAGGCACCATGTACGTCAATGAGGATAAAGATTTGAATTGCCGTATGTGTGGCACAATTTTAGTATTGACAGTAAGGAGAGAGTATGATTCCAGAGCAGGCAAGATTAGAGATAATAAAAAAGAAGCAAGAGGGGGAGACGTGGACGGGGATATCACAGTGGATAGAGGAGGAATACGGGATTCCGATTCACAGGACAACCGTCCAACGCTGGTACGACAGAGAGGTTTTCAGCGCAGACGAGGAAGGCCAAGAAGAACTCTTGGAGTCTCTAGAGGATAGAGCTAAACTTGATAAGAAAGTGGCTACGTATAAGGCCGAACTAACTTATTATAAAAAATTGTATCAGCAAGTGATTTTAGGGGATGCTAAGAAAGATTTGATTGTAGAGGCTATTCAAACATATGCACCAACTTTTGATGCTGTACCTGTTAAACCACCCCCTACCAAAGGGAAATCAGGCACATCTCAAGTCATGGTGGCGGTACTTACTGATACGCATGTAGGGGAAGAAGTGTTCGCTCCCCAAATGATGTCTATGAACGCCTATGATTATGATATTTTCAATAGGCGGCTATCAGGTTGGGCGAATCAAGTGCTAAACTTAGCCACGTATAGGCGTAATATTTGTCCTATTGATGAGTTGATGGTTCCTATGTTAGGAGATATGATTAGTGGTGACATACATGAAGAATTGTCTCGTACCAATCTTGACAACTGTATGATGCAAATGATGCATGTAGCTAGTTCCATAGCCCAGGCTCTTATGTTCCTAGCCCCACACTTTAAAACTATTAAGGTTCCTTGTGTGGTGGGTAATCATGGAAGGATGACGAGAAAACCCCCAATGAAGGATAAATACATGGATTGGGACTACTTGGCATATCAATGGATGGCAGCTTTCTGTGCGAAGCAGAAGAACATTCAATTTGATATACCTAAATCCTTTGCTCATATAGTGGATATAGCTGGGAAAAATGTCCTGATGTTTCATGGTGATGCCATCTCAGGTGGTGGGAGTTCTGCATCTATCAGTCGAATGATTGGGAGTATGCGAGGGGTTATACAGTTTAAACAGGCTCTGGAAAGCACCATTGTAGAGCATGATGGGGTTATGCCAGGGAACTTCTCAGATGTCATTATGGGCCATTTCCATCGTGTAGATGTCATGGATATAGGTACTGGGTCAGCATATATATGTGGAACAATGAAGGGTGGAGATGAATTTGCATTACAGCGTGTCCAAGCCATCACTCCCCCCAAACAAGTAGTTACTTATTGGCACCCAGACTATGGAAATGTGGGGATGGAAGTTATTTATCTAGATAGATTTGATAATACTCCTAGCATGTTTAACAGTACTATGAAAGATGTGTGGGCTACCACTTATGCCAAAGTTTAAAAAAACATTTACAGACCGTACAGGTTACGATATTCGGCTCCTCACCCCTGGTTTTAGTGGGGAGCTGGATGAGGATGAAGTGGAAGCCCTAAGACAGGAGCTATTGCGTAGGCCAGGATTGAGAGAGCGGTGGGGGTTTGGAGAAAAGGAACGCATCACTAAAAATAAAATTCAACGGGTAGCTTTAGAAGGCACCCTAAATAAAGAGTAACATATATAATGACTATGGATGCTATCATACCAGCTGTAACCCGAGAACTTAATACGCTCTTTGAAGAGTTTCTAGCGAGAAGACATCCTGATAGGGTATTCTCTAAGGTAGGGTTTACAAATGAGATTGAGGTAGATGCAGGGAAAGATGTACAGTATGACAGCATGGTGGATTCGTTACAACCACAATGGGTGGAGCCGCATGAAAGAGAAAATAAGAATGGGGAGGTGAAACTAGTGAAAGGGTACTGGAAACAACCGAAAGAACTTACTGCAATGGATGTTGCAGTTGCAGAAGCTAACCAAGAAAATGGTGGGGGGGTTGGGTTAGATATAGAAGCAGAACTTGAAGCTTTTGTTGATGCCCTCTCCTCAGGCACCATTACATTAGGACAAATGAATTCGTAACATATATTAGGAGCTAAAATGATGGTAGATGTAAGTAAAGTAACACCCCTACAAGAGTATGTGATAGCAAGACACTCACGCATGGTGGGTAAAGTCCTAGATTTAATCGAGGCCTCAATACCTGAAGGCACTCAATGTGAGAAATTCAAGAAATTGGTTCAAATTCCCCTGTATGACTTTAGGAACGAAATTCTAAAACTTACGGTTGAAGGCGAAGTTCCAGTCGAAGAGGAAAACTAACCGAAATTATACTATAAAAAGGGAAAATATTTCAGAATACATAGTATAATATATTAGTACGAAATTCGTACATATCTATTTATTTATCGGGAAGTCGGAGGTGGCTTAGACCAACTTTCTGAACGAGGAAGGAGACACAACATGGCAGATGATTACGATGTGGTAGAACGGTTGGAAAAGCAAATTGAGGGTTCCAATCTAGCTCTCGCTGCTGTTGCGGAGGTCTTGCATAAGATGGACTCCCGAATAAGTAAGCAGGATGACTATGATATGGAATTGGCTCAAGACGAGAATGACGCATTTGAGAAGCAGGAAATCATTAAAGCAGTAGCGGGAGAAGTTTATGGTTTGATTAAAGCAGACCAGGGTATGGATTTGGACGGCGATAAAGTTCGCAAAGCAGGTTCCATGAAAAAAGGTAACGATGACAGTGAAAAGGCCGTTACCCCTGTAAAAGCGATGGCTGACCAACAGGCAACAATTCAAGCTATGCAAAAGCAGCTTAACCTGTTGAAGAAAGAGTTTGGCGAAGACGAAGAAGAGTACGCGAATGATGAAGACGAGGACATGGACGAGGAGAATGGAGAGGAGGAGGAAGATGACGTAGAGAACATGCGATATTCCGTGGAGAATGCAGCGACTGAGTATCCAGAACTGGCTCAGATGCAGAAGCAAATTAGCTCTATGAAGGCTCAATTGAAAGACGGAATGAACGTACAGAAAGCCGTACAGCAAGAGACAGAAGGCCGTCTACGTAAGATGGGTTTCCGAGAAGAGACTTCTCTGACCCGTCCTACTGTTATTCGATATGAAGATAGCATTGGTCTAGATGGAACTACCGTTATTCAGAAGGAAGCTTCTGGTGGAGATACCGTAGACCAAATGATGCAATTGTCCTATCAGGACTTGCGTCGATTGCAGGAGAATATTGAGAACGGTGAGACTGACGGTATTCCACGGGAACTACTAGGATAATTCAAACAACGAGATTAAGGAGATAATTTATGTCTAATCCATCCCTTGCTGAGTATATTGCTCAGTCACAACGAGGGTTGTATCAGAGTGTATTCGGCCCCGGCTTCATGAAGAAAGCCGGTGCTGGTGTTGGAACTCCGTTTACGGTTGATACCGCTACTGGTATTTTTAATACTACGTATGGACGGAAAGTCTGGCAAGCTCTAAACAACCAAACTAGATTTTTTAATGCTATCCCACGTACCGTGTGGGGTAACACAGCTGGTTGGAGGATTCGGTCTGACCGTGGCTCTAACCGCAGTATGCCTATTCTAGAGACTGGTAACCTCCCGACAGTAGATATTTCTGCTATCCAGACGGTTTCCAGCTTGCCCCGAATCGTTGCTACAACCTTCGGTGCATCGGTCAAGTCCGTCTTCACTGCCCAACTAGAAGGTGGTGTCGGTGACGTGCTGGCGTTGGAGAATGAGAACGCCCAGCTAGACCACATGAAAGAGGTCAACTTTGAACTGTTGTCCTTGGCTGCTGCAAGAGCTACTGGTGGTAGTGGTACTACTGTTGTTTTCGGCAGTTCTGCTGTTGCGAACAACTTCCATCTAGGTGATGAAATTGCCCGTTATGATGGTGACCAGACTGCTCATGACCTTACAGGTGGTGTTACCGTTGGTGGAGCTTCGACTACCGCCCATAGTGGTGCTACTGTAACCGTTGACACTTCTAGCCCTGCTTGGGCTACTGGTGACTTGGCTTACGTATATTCCCGTGCTGGTTTCACCAGCTTGGATGATGTCGTAGCTGAGGACGGTTCCGGTTCCGGTGGTTTGTCTGCCAATGCTAGGGCTTTTGACCTAACGTTGGCTGCTCGTACTGCTGGTGGTTGGAATGCCGCTGCTAACGTCAGCCACAACGCTGGTGTAGGCCGTGACCTCTCCCTCAATCTGATTGATACTTGTATCCAAAAGATTCGGGAAAATGGCGGAGAACCCAAGCTAATTCTCATGGGACATGACCAGTACTTCAAATTGGAGCGACTGCTCAATTCCCAGCAACGCTATATGGGACAGGAAGAATATCAGGTTGGTGTAGGCTCTGAGCGTACATTCCCTGGTACCCGTACCGGATTGGTGTTGGCTACTTACATGGGTATCCCCATCCTGCCTGATGCCGATGTGCCAAAGAGCGTAAGCTCCGCTGGTGCTGTCCTGGGTAGTAACGTTTACGTACTGGACACTGACTATCTTGAGATGTCAATTGCCCAGCCTACCCAATACATCGAAAACCGTGACTACTTCGCTGCTAACAGCTTGGTTGTCAGGGGCTTGCTGTACACTCTTGGTGAGTTGCGCTGCAAGAACTTCTTTGTTCAGGCTAAAATCTGTGACCTAAGCGTCTAAAGTTTTCTTGGGGGGGAGTAGACTCCAAACTGCTTCCCCCCATTTTTTGTTCTATTTAAGGAGGATACACTATGGCTCTTGCAATTACAGTTCCTAGCAATGCATCTGATATGTCAGGTGTCCCTGGAAATAATAAATATGTCATTAAAACTGCCACTTTTGATAGCAGCTATGCTACGGGTGGTGAGGCTCTAACGGCTGCTACACTAGGATTGGAATCTATTCATATTGTGTTGCTGTCAATGGAAAAAAGTGGTTATGTTGCTCAGTATGACTACACTAACTCTAAAATAGCTTTGTATGAAGCTGGTGCCGATGCCGCTATTTTGGATGAGGTTGCTTCTACAACTGATGTTTCCGCTGTTGCTGTCCGTGTATTGGTATTCGGTAGATAGAATGCCTTATGCCTGTATCGAAGGATGCCTATATAGAGGTAAACTTAGCAGTTTACACAGAACGATTAGATAGGTACATAGAAGGGCAAACGCAATTAAATGCAACGATTTGCAATAGTTTAGAGAAACTTAATGATGAACTCGATGAAATAAAGCATTGGAGAACTCGTATGTATGGGGCGAAATCAGCCTTGTTTGTGATGGGTGTACTATTTACCCATTCAGCAATAGTGCTAGTTAGCCTCATTGGTATAATGAACTGGTTCTCAGCTGATTAGGAGACGTATATGCCAACTTCAGAACATTTTCCAGAGAACTGGCCTGAATGGGAAATAGACCCCAGTACTAGAAGTAGTGTCCATCTATGGACTAAGTATGTTCCGATTGACACTACTGTTGGTACTACCGCAGTTGATTTATTAACTGTAGCACGGGGAGAGCCAGCTGTCAACCTCATAAAAAACCCCTCAATTGAACACGCCACAATATCAGAATTTACTGCCTCAGGCTCCGCAATTTCACAAAGTAGTGCCCAAGCTGCCACAGGCAGCAATTCCCTTTTGGTAAATCCTGCTAACTCAGCAGTTGGGGAAGGATTCTATTGGAGTGATAAATTTGCGGGGCATACGGAAGGAACATCTATCGTAGCTCAGTGTGTAGTTAGAGGGGCTTCTGCATCGGGCGATGTAAAAATTGTGATTCAGGATGCGGATGGTGTTGAGTTAGCTGCCAGTGCTACTCATAGCTTGACCACTTCCTTTGCTCGTATATCAGTCAAGTGGGAAATCCTTGAAAGGGTGGCTGCTACGTATAGAATAGCAGTGACTACTGTAGCACAACATAACATAGATTTTTACGTGGATAAGATTATGGTGGAACAACGTAGAGATGGTACTCTAAGTGATTATGTTGATGGTGCCCAAGGTGTTAATTACGAGTGGTTAGGTACTGCTAATTTATCTGAATCCAAACGTAGGCCAGGGATTTCAGCGGTACGGGGATTTAGTTTAAAGAATGGGCATGGGAGTCAGACAGTTAATATAGCTATAGACACAGATGCTACCGCTGCGGGTACGACTTCTACAGGTATTCTCTTGAAAACAGGGGAATCTATAACAACTAATTGGCCTATAGATGCCCGAACCAAAATATCTGCTATTGCATCTGGGGCTGGTACCCAGGTGTACGGTATTATTTGGGGAGTTCATGCAAGTTAATGTCAAAATATTTTACTACATCTGAAGTGGCTCAAAGCCCTGATTCAATTTTTTGGTTGGAGAAAGGGCAAACTGGTAAAACCACGATGGAAGACATCCAAGATGCTTTAGCAGAATATAAAAATAATTATGATGCAGGAAATGCTTCTAAAGCAGAGATTTTAACTCTATATAGAGCCTTTCCCGATAGTCCTACTTATAAACAAGCTGCTGTAGGCATTCAAAAGATGGACATGGTTGACCCTATGGTAATTGGTGGCCCTGCCTCAGTCGAAATGATTGATAGGGAAGGACACCTTATTACTACCCCTGCGTTATCTAAAGCCTTTAAGAAGTTTATGGATAACCAACGTACTCGTAATGTCATGGTATTACATTCAGATGTTCAAGTAGGATGGGCTTTGCCTGCATACATATCTAAGGGTGGTCAAATATTTAAGTCAGGGGTAGGGGAGGGGGGACTCTTCTTTATCTGTGAATTA